TCAAAAAATTTACCAATAGCATATGATGGAAACTATTCAATTAATTTAGCACCTTCAACTAGATATTGGTCTGGAAATACTTAAACGATTAAGTATGTTTACAATTTTTATAATAAAAAACCTCCCTTGATGGGGAGGTTTTTTATATTTAAAACTCCTCGGGTTGGGATCGAACCAACGACATCGAAATTAACAGTTTCGCGCTGCTACCATCTGAGCTACCGAGGATCGTAAATCAAACGATCTGACATCCACCTGCACTACAGGCAAACTCCTTACCAACTTCTGTGTTATCTTCTGATTCATACTTCATCAGATCATTGAAGTTAACCTTGACCTTTGGATGTGCTGCATATGTTGCAGAATCAATTTGCTCAAACGGTGCTTGAGCATATGTATGATTATCACTTCCAGGAAGGAATGCAATACCTGTTGCCACATCAAAGTTCTCCCACAACCAATTGCCGACTTCAAGGAATTCACTATCCTTATAGTTGACGGTGATGGAAGGCTTGTGATGACAGTAATGCTCTTGATATGTTTTCCACAGATCAAGATGGTCAAGTGCACGAAGATCTTCTGTAGTCACAGTACCACGAGGAGCCTTCATTGCAAAAGTAAATACGGCAGTAGAAGTTGGGTTTATCACATCATCCTCACACGGGACTCCTTGATCCTTCATCAAGTTATATAAAGGATCTTTCTTGTCCAACCGTATTCTGCGGAAATAATAATCCGCATAGCGTGGATGTAAACCCGAAGCTGAATCCACCAAGCAAGAAGTAGTGCCTTCTGGCTTGACGCAAGTGATTGACTTGCTAGGATTAATACCCAACTTCTCTGCCCATTTGAGATTTGTAGCCGTTGCATGGTCACGAAGATTCTCAAGAAGTCGAACTAGTTTTGGCTTACCTTCAAGACCACTGGTAAGTTTATTATCAAAAATTCCTGTCATGGAAACACCAAGTAATCTTTCCTCTTCACAGTTCTTCTTCCACTCAGGACGAAGATAAGGAAATTTTACAAAAGTAGACTGTACAGTCCCAATAATAGTAGCAAGTTCAACCTTCTTCTTCAGGCTGGCTGCGGTATCATCGGTACGAACTACCACTGTTGAAAGATTGCAAAATTCGAAAGGTTTCAGAATAATTTCTGCACATGGATTGGTCCCATATTCACAGTTTTCCTCTCGTCCCCACTTCACCGCTTGCTCTTGTAGAGCCCTACGATTGATCATGCCGCGTTCTCCGCTGTGGGAGTTGTACAGAGAGGTCCACTCCTCAAGAAACTGTCCCATAGGGGGCTTACCACGATAAACTGCTGAATTATTGGCGTAAGACCGGAATCCGGCTTGTTCCCACCATGCACCTGACTTGCACATAGCAATTTCACGATCCCCCAGGTCACTGAGCGAAATCATGGCTGATCTACGCACTCCACCAACGATTACTGCATTTGCGATAGCACAGCAGGTATCATGGCATTCAAGAGCCGAAAGTTTACGACCTTGTGCATTATAGAAAATTTTTACAAGAAATTTGAATAAATTGTCTAGTGGAGCAGGACCAGAAGCCCGACCACCAAAAGTCTTAAGTCGTGCACCCGATGCTCTAATCTTTGACAAGTCCCATTTAGGATGCTTACCAGCATAGAGATCATTGAATAATGTTTTAATTGCATCTCCCCAACCTTCCTTTGAATCTTCAACAACGATTACCTTATCAAAATTCTTTACAATCTTGTTAGCAACAGTTGGAAGTTTATCGGTATATTGACGCTCTACAGAATATCCCGTCCCCGTTCCATTCATGAGAATGACGAATAGTTCTGCAAACGATTCAATAGAATCAATTGGAAGATATGAGCAGTTGTATAAACAAGTATTATCGTGATCAAGAGCAACACCTGCAGTCATCAAACTTCTCATAGAAGGAAGAACTTCAAGGTTTAAAATTGCTTCTTTGACATCAGGTCTTTCGGCTAAAGTAGGAACCTTGTCGGTGAAATAATTCCACCAACGGTCTACGCATTCGTCCCAACTCTCACGGCGATTCTGTGAAGGAAGCCAACGAGAATAACGGGAAATAAAGATAAAAGATTGAAACGGTGTTAAAGCATCTGCCATATAATGAACTCCTAGTGGGTGTCTTATTTAGTTGTTAGAGTCTGCCACGAAACTGGGAAAAGGGGAGCAATTAATTTGTTAATTGCTTTAGCGAATTCCTGCACTTCCCATTGTGCATGAGCATCGATACGAAGATTATAAACTCTTGCAAATGCATAGAGTGAACCGGTCCATACAAATTCTGTGTATGTACCTTGTGGTAAAATTGATCTTGCCTGTTCTGGTGCAACACCATCTGCTAAGAGACGGTTATATAGATCCAAACATTCTTTTGCAACACCAGAATATTCTTGTCGTAATTTAATACAGGTATCAAGATCTTCAATAGCACCACTGCTACCTTGCTTTGCTCCATTGGTTGGAGCATTTCTCCAAAGAGGTACATAAATCTCTGGCTCAAAGGTAACATAGCGGCGACTTACTTCATTCATGACAAGACCAACTTGATGTTTACCAAGTTGTGCACGAACAAAGATAGGACACTTGATACGAACACTAATCTGTGGATGGCAGAAAGGTGTGAAGTGATTATGCTTTGCAAGATATGTAATTAACTTTACATCTTTATCGAGTAGATAAGGTTCATATGGTTCTTCTTTACCCGGACGAGGAGTGTGATCTTCCATTGTGCCATAGAAACTCTGCTTATTAAATGAAACACGGGCAGCATCTACTACAGATAAATCGCTACCCATGTGATCAATAAGTTGTACGTGTCCATGATCAAGTACTGAAAGTTTAGTCTGCTCCGGAAACATTTGTGCTATCTGTGTCATCTTCTTCATCCTCATCTGCATCTACAAGTTCAACTCTTACGCCATCAATCTTTGTAAAGTCCGCTGCATATTCTCGTGCACGTCCCCATAGTTCGGGGTCCATTTCTTTTACGTACTCACCAAATCGTTGTACGAAAGTAATGTACGCTTCACTAGCCTTTAAAATATCTTCTTCAGATAATTTGTCGTTTTCATCTTCCATTTAAACCTTCTTCCAGTAAGTATACTTTACTTTTGCTTTAAGTCCAGAATAAACATTATTGATTATTAGTTTCATGGTCATAGATTCACCGAATGCCATCACCATGTCATTAATATCTTTTTTATCAATTTCATTAGGCCAAATTACTACATTTCTTCCAGCCTCAATGTACTTTCCAATCAAGTGAACAATTTCAAAATTTCTTGGTTCATTATCAAATATGAATACAACCTTTGATTTGGCAATCTTCTTAGGTAGTTCTTCTAACCATCCTGCACCCTGCATTGAAATTCCATTTGGAATAAACATGGAATCAATCGGACCTTCAGTCACATATACAGTATCTCTTGCGTCTACTTTATCTATGTTGTACCATAAACGCTCTTCGCCTTCGTTCTTCAGTGTAATATATCTTATTGCTTTTTCTTGCGCTTTTTCTTCAATGATCCTGCCTTGAACGCCAATAAGGTTGCCGCTTTCGTCATAGAACGGTATGACGAGCCTACCTTCCTTAGATCCTTCTCTATCGAAAGCAGACATGATTCTACTGAAATCACTGCAGTAATAAAAATTGCAATACTTTTCTTTTGGAATGTGTCTAGATGTAACATATTTTATCGCTGGATGATCTGCATTGAGTATGTCAAGCCTTGTTCCGAGGTCACAGAACATTGGCTGTTTCTTTTCACTCTTCGTTGTGACCAACGGTTCTGGATTTTTGTCTTTAAAGTTTTCGAATGCATACTCTTTACAGAGTGATGGGCTGATACTTTCAAGTACAGAATATAAACTACAAGCAATACCGCAGTTGTGACATTTATAAACATAATTTCCTTTGTTTTCAAAAAAGAAGCCTCTCGTCTTCGTCTTGTTCTTTAGTGAGTCTCCACACTTAAAACAACGACACGTAGCAAGGTTCTCTTTCTTCCACTTGAACTTCTCAAGTGAGCCAGATACCATATTCACATATTTCTTATCAATATATATACTCATTTTGCAGTATCTTCAAAAACCCAGTTTACTGCCTTATTCTTTTTAATACCAAAACTATCTGAAAATACTAATGGACCAGAACCCGATCCAAAACTTTCTTCATTGGTATTGTTGGCATTAACAAGATTATTATTTGAATTTTCTACATCATAGAACTTCATCTTGGACTTATTCACACCAATAAGAAATTTACGATTCTTGGTTGTATCATTACCACGGTTCTTTAACTGCTTCACCATGAGTTGACCATTCTGTGCTAACTCTTCAGTCTCAATAAGCGCAATGAAGAAGTCTGTTGTTTGTGGTAGACCAAAACTTTCAGATGTATCTGTCATCTCCATGTCGCTACTCTTTGCACCTTCACGGTTTACCTGAGTGGCAGACCATAGTGGTACATTGAACTGCTTGGCAAGACCACGAAGTTCTTCTGCAATACCCTTGACATAGGTGTAACTATTCATACCGTTTCCCATCTTGAATCTTGCACAGGAGCAGATGTTTAGATAATCAACAATAATAATGTCCGGCTTGAACTTCTTCTTGATCTTCAGTTCTTCCATAAGATTACGGAAGTGAGTCACATTGGCTGCAGCGGTAGGATATTCTTTAATAATAAGTTTACCGCGGCAAGTCTTCTTAAGATTATTTACCTTGCTTTCATACATCGCAAGAGGCATCTTCTCAAGAACATGAATGTCTGTATCTAAAAGATTTGCATCAATACGTTTGGCAATTTCTTCTTCGGACATTTCCAACGTGATATAGAGAACATTTAGATTCTGTGTAAGACACGCTGCGGCATGATGGCACAAGAATGCACTCTTACCAACACCCGATGCTGCCATGACAACATTGAGAGTCTTCTTACGAACTCCACCACCGGTGATGAGATTAAACATCTCAAGATCAAATGGTACACGCTCTTCTACACGATGATAGTACTCATAGCGTTCATCAACATCTTCAAAGAAGTCGTGTCCTACTCGAGTATCAAAGGATACGGATAGAGCCTTAGACATGATCTCAGGAATTGCATTCTGAGTCTGCTCCTTATCCTTACCTTCAATGATACCGATGGATGCCATGATACCATTGTAAATGGCTTTCTCTTTGCAGAACTTTTCAGTATGTTCTACTAGCCATTCCGTATCAGACTTCTCACCTTCCTTGTACATCTCATCAGAAATGGCAACACATTTCTTGAATTCACTATCGGCAAGAGTCTTATCATCTCCGAGTGAAATCAGTACAGCATCCTTGGTAGGAATGTTGTTGTACTTGAGAAGAAACTTACTTACAATATTAAAGACTGTTCGTTCAGCCTTATCTTGAAAGTATTCTTCTTGAAGGAACGGGACAACTTTGCGACTATAGTCCTCATTGAGAACTAAGTTCTTTAGAATAACTGTTTCCATGGTTTTATTATATCACTGAGTTAGGCGTTGTCAAGATGATCTTCATGAACATCTGCTTCAAGATCTCTATCGTCATCACTTTCAACTTGTGACTCTATGATCTTGACAAATATTTCACCAGCCGTTTGAGTAAAATCTTTATTTGCTTGGTCAAACCCTTCAGGAAATTTAATCATTTCAATTTCCATAGTAACATTCAATCCACCAGTATCATCTTCTTTAAAATCAATCTTCCCATATCGATAAACAATACCGGAAAATTGACCCGATGTAATTTCAATAGGACACGTTTGTGTCATGTCTGCTGATGCTTCTGGAAGAAATTTATATTCAACTGCCTTGTCCATACTTGAATCCTTTTTGAATTTCCACATCCAACTTGTCGAGAATATCTTTTGTAAAATACTTTTCAGGATCTTCATCTATATTTTTCTCAAATGCTTTTGTACCATCTGGGAGTTCTACTCGTGTTGAAACCTTCTTGAATATATTATACTCAATTGCTAGGTCTGTCAAGCCATAATATCTGCTTAGTCCAGAAGTATAATTAAGCCGTGTATGAACATGCATGTTTTCTTTGACAAAACGATTCTTGTAATTGGTGCACTTAATAAAGTTACCAACGATACCTTCATCGGTCTTATCCTTGCTCTTCGATAACATGATAATATTACTTGCAGCATACTTGATACCTACACCACCGCCAAGATCCTTGGTAGGAACATAAGAACCAATAACTTGGTAGGTGTGGTTTGTAAGAAGAAGTGGTATCTTTGCCTTACCAAGTTTGAGAGTAAGAACACGGAACGTAGCCTTGGTAAGTTGTGCCTTGGTCATATCACGCACATCCTTACCTTCAGCGGAATCACTCATTTCTTTGTTTGTCGATAACATTCCCAAAGAATCAAGAACCATAAAGATTGGCTTGCGTTCTTCTTCAGGTGTTTCAAGTACGTCATTGACGATCTTGAGAGCCTGGTTCTTGAACTCTTCGATTGTTGCAACAGGAACAACTGCAATTCTCTTGGAATCGATTCCCCGTTGTGCAAACATGTCTGAAGTGATTGCTTGCTCCGTGTCAAAGTAGATGACAACACCATCTTTGTGGTCTTTGAGAAATTGCGTAGCGATTCCAATTGCATAGAAAGTCTTTCCAGTAGCAGGATCTCCCGCAAGACAAGAAATCTTGTTTGCTGGTAGTCCACCATATATAGATCCTGAAAGCAACGCATTCAGAACATATGAACCAGTATCAATGAATCCAGTAACATCAGCCCCATCAATACCATCGGCTACAATGGCTGCATCAGGATTGTTTAATTTGCTTAGTAGATTTGTTAGGTACTTTGACATTCTCTTCTTTCTTTTTGTTTGTTAGTTTCCAATTTTCGTTTTCCCAATATTGACATGCTTCTAAAGAATCATTAAGCCTATGATAATGTTCTTTAAGTAAAGTTTCAATTGTATGAATTCTATTATATAAATCACTATTGTTTTCAGCACCAAAGTTTGGATGATTTTTTAATTTGTGACCTCTATATTCACAATGTGATCGGTATTCATATAGTAACATTGTGAATGGCATGTCTTGAACAGAATCAACAAATTCCTGATATGGTACTTTTAAAATATCATACTCATATTGCCATGGAATAGTTTTAGTAATAGTAACTTTAGATTTTTTTGTCACTTTGTTTCTTACCTTTTTTATAATTTTTGGTTGTAATAATAATACGCGCATAGTTTTCTTCAACTATGGTGTCATCAATAGTAATTGATTCTACAATCACGTCATCTACGTCATTGACAATGTCAAGTAGTCTATCACCAACCATAACGCATGGACCACCTTCAAAGTCAAATAAACCATCGCCACCCCTAGAAAATAGGGTGTGACCTTCGAGACTATAGTTTCCGTCTTTACGTTTTGTGAGGATTCGTTCATCCCCATATCTAGATTTAAAGGTCTTTACCATTTCTTAATATTCTTTCAGGTTAGTATTATACATCAAGCGAAGAACGAGTCAAGGGTTACTTTATCACTAATTGACCATTTGATGGCTTGCAAAATATTGTCAAGTGGTTCATTAAAAGTTTTTTCAAATTGTTTCTTACGATCCACAAATTTATCTAATTGAAACTGTGATGGGGCTTTGTTAATAAATCCAAGAACCGCATCACGACCTCCCATACCATATGGGTTTGGAACTTTTACAAACACAAATCGAATCTTGTCGTTTTCTTTGATTGGTGCAACTTCTTTATCAAGTTTCAACTTCTTTATATATGCATTGTGTAACAATGCAGCCTTTGTTGCAATAGGTGTTCCACTCTTGTATATATCAGATACATCAGTGTACTTAGAGATACCCTTAACACCCCGAGGAGATGCAATAACATCTATAGGTAGTTCCATAAATTCATCATAAAATGCATTCACATACTTACGCAACTCCTCGGGGGTCTTGGTCATGATGAGCATGATGCAGTCTTTGAGTTTAGTACGAACAATACCGGGAGTACTGCTTCGTGCTGTCTCAAGACCCATGATCTTTAACTTAGGTTCACTGAATCGAACACCTTCAAGATCTGTCATCAGTAGTGCATATCGCTTCTTGGCAATAAACATTCCACTTGATGCGATTGCTTCACGCTTGAATGAAATCTTGTTAGTGAGACAATTAAGTTTGGTGGTCAACTCTTTCATTGTCCCAGTCAATTCCTTTTGAATATTCTTCTCACAGATATTGTCAATAAAGGTTGTGATATCACCGATATCACTCTTGGTAGAAACTTTATTAATAATGTCTTCAAGATTTAGATAAACGGAATCTGTATCAACGGCAATGACATAATCCTTTGGATCTTCATTCTTCATGACTCTATTGATATATGCATTCATCTGTTCTTCCGCAGAACGAATGATAACCTGACCGGTTACGGTAACTGCAGTTGCGAGTTCCGGTGAAGAGTATGTGAATGCGGGATTGCCAAGACAACCATACAAACTGTTTGCAAGAATCTTTTTAACAGACTGACGAATCTTGAGCGCAGCAATTAATGGAGTAAGTTTCTTGTCCTTCGAGACTTCGTATTCCTTCTCCAACTTGATCATCTTCTTCTTGGCTTCCTGACGCTGATTGAAAGTGATCTCAATCAAAGTAGGAATGAATCCCTTGACACTATTTGAGAATACTGAACCATTACATGCCAAGCATGCAGTTTGACTAATAGCATTCTCAATCATATCTGGAATTTCTTTACGGTTACTACGCAAAAAGTCATCTGCATTCAATGATGAATTCTTGACAATACATGTCTCAGGGGAAATGTTCCAACCAATGATAATAGATGGGTATAGAGATGTTGCATCGAAACTCACAACATTTTTGTATAGACCTGGAATAACATCTTTGACATATGCACCAATGAATTGCTCGTCCTTAGAATACTTTGTCTTCAGAGGTGGAACAATATTTTGCTTGGCAAGATAGTCACAACAAATGGTTTCCCAAATACGAGTAGCGAAGAAGACGGTATCAAAGGTGATCTTGGCTTCATATGCAATTGAAACTGCAAGATCAATTAACTTTAATTTATCCTCAAGTCGCTCAACCAAGACCACATCTTGGACATTGTACTCAGCAAACTTTTGAAAGTTTTGCGTATAAAACTCACGCAACGACCCATATTCGGTATAGTCCAGTTTTTGTTCATCTAGTTCTACCTTTGCTATATTATTTAGGGCGTAACTCTCTTGGTTGGTTCCAGAAAATTTCTTATATAAATCCATGTAATCCAGGATGGTATATCCTGGAAACTCATATAGAGTATAGTCTTTACCACCAATATTGGTAATACGCATCTTCATGAAGCCAAAGGGCATCCATGCTTGAATTTCTTTCTCTTCGAAGAAAAGTTTGGCACGACCAATGATATAGGGCATATCAAAGAGTTTAATGTTCCAGCCTGTCAGAATGTCTGCATCACATTGACGAAGAATGTCAAAGATCTTCTTGATCAATTCCTTTTCAGATGCAACAAGGACAACTCTACAATCCGGAAGGTTAAGGGGTTTCATGGTGATAACATAATTGACACCAGAGATACGAATCGTCACCAAGTTGATGCGTTCATTAGGCGCATCAAGATTGGGAAACCCCCCTTCCGTCTCACATTCAAGGTCCAAGTAGGCTACTTTGATCTTCGAAAGATCGTATTCCACCTCAGACGCATAA